AGAATTAATTGACCTATATGAGGAGGACAAAGAATCAAGATCAGATTGGCGTGAAGAACATACCCCTAGACGGATGAGGACATATTACTAATGGCTATTGCAGGACCAATGTACCCCGAAGAAATGTTAGAACAACAACTCAATCCCACAATTATAGATTTGCCTTTAGAACAGGGATTTGAACAATTGCCTGGTGATATTGAATTTTTGCCTGAGGAAGATGGGGGTGTAGTAGTAGATTTTGAACCCCAAACCCAGATGATGCCTCCGATGGATCTTCCTCACGGAGCCAACCTTGCAGAGTTTATCCCCGAAGAGCAATTACGACCTCTTGCATCAGAATTAATTGACCTATATGAGGAGGACAAAGAATCAAGATCCGATTGGCTTCAGGCTTTTGCGGATGGGTTAGAATTATTGGGTACAAGCAATGAGGATCGTACTGAGCCCTTTGGTGGGGCGACAGGGGTCCATCATCCGCTGCTGGCAGAGGCAGCAACACAGTTTCAGGCGCAAGCCTACAAAGAACTCCTTCCCGCTGGTGGTCCTGTATCTGTAACCACGGTTGGGGCTAACCCGCCTCAACAACAGGGTCCCGATGCTCCACCCCCTCCTCCAGGAGCCTCCCTCACGGATCAGGCCCAGCGGGTCAAGGAGTTCATGAATTTCCAGATAACGAATGTGATGGAGGAGTATGATCCAGAATTGGATCAGATGCTGTTTTATCTGCCGTTGTCAGGCTCAGCGTTTAAGAAGGTATATTATGATGGTGCGTTAGACCGTGCTGTGAGTAAATTTGTAACTGCAGAGGATTTGGTGGTTAATTACACCGCAACCGATCTGAAATCTGCTCCTCGCGTTACGCATGTTGTGCGGATGTCCGAGAACGATGTTCGCAAGCAGCAGGTAATAGGTTTTTATAAGGATGTGGAACTATCTTCCCCCTCCGATGAGGCTGAATCTCCCCTTGAGCAGAAAATTAACGAGATCCAAGGCACAACACGCTCTGCCGTAGGTAATGAGGAATATTGCCTTCTTGAGATGCATGTTGACCTAGATATTCCAGGATTTGAGGATATCTATCCAGAGACAGGCGATCCGACGGGTATCGCTCTTCCATACGTTGTTACCGTTGTAGAGGACACAAGTCAAATTGTATCCATTAGAAGGAACTGGGAAGAAAATAACTCGTCAAAATCAAAGAAGGATTACTTTGTACAGTATAAATTCCTTCCAGGATTAGGCTTCTATGGGTTTGGCCTGATTCACATGATCGGAGGCTTGAGTAAGTCTGCGACATCCCTTCTGCGTCAGTTGGTAGATGCAGGCACATTATCTAACCTTCCTGCTGGTTTCAAGGCGCGGGGACTTCGGGTTAGTAATGAAGAAGAGCCTATTGCTCCTGGAGAGTGGAGAGACGTAGATTCCCCAGGAGGCACACTGCGCGAGTCTTTGATGCCTTTGCCATACAAAGAACCTTCCGCAGTATTGTTCCAACTTCTTGGAATGCTGGTTGAGAGTGGGAGACGTTTTGCAGCTATCGCTGATATGGCGGTATCTGAAACAGGATCACAGCAGAATCCGGTAGGCACAACCCTCGCACTGTTGGAGCGCGGCACTAAGGTAATGTCCGCGATTCACAAACGCTTGCATTATGCACAACGTAAAGAATTCCAGTTGTTATCTAAGGTGTTCGCAGAGAGTTTACCTCCGGAGTATCCGTACATGGTTTCTGGTGGGGATGCAACGATCTTCCAGAGCGATTTTGATGATCGTGTAGATGTGATTCCTGTATCTGATCCTAATATCTTTAGTATGAGTCAGCGGGTAATGATGGCCACACAACAGTTGCAAATGGCTCAAGCCGCCCCTCAGGTACATAATTTGAAAGAGGCCTACCGTCGAATGTATCAGGCGCTGGAAGTCAAGGATATTGATGCAATCTTACCTGCGGAGGAACAGCCCACACCTAAGACCCCCGCAATGGAGCATGCACAGGCTCTCCAAGGGCAGAAGCTACAAGCCTTCCCTGGACAGGATCACGAGGCCCATATTGCGTCTCATATCTTGTTTGCACAGAATCCTATGGTTCAAGGTATGCCGGAGTTTTATTCTAATATCCTGCAGGACATTATGCAGCATATTAGTTTCATGGCACAAGAGCAGGTGGAGCAGGAAGCACAGCAGATGACTATGCAGATGGGAGGACAGCAGATGCCTCCAGAGATGCAGCAACAGTTGGTTAAGCGTGTGGCACAGACAGAGGCACAGTTAATTGGTGAAATCTCCCAGCAATTGACACCACAGCAACCTGATCCTATGAAGGAGATGCACGACACAGAGATGGAAGTCAAATTGCAAACCGAGGCACAGAAATCACAGGATGCTAAGGCTCGAATCGCCGCAGACCTGGAAAAGGCTTCAATGACAGAAGAGACTAAACGCCTGAACATTGCTGCTGATCAAGAAAAAGCAAATCAGGATACAGCTCAGAAACGGGAAGCGGCCCATTTACAAGCCACGCAAAAGGCCGCAGGAATTTATCAAAAGGCCGTGTCCGATGCTGAAAAGACTGATGTAGCCCGTCAACAGACATTTAGAAGGAATCCAAATAGATAGTGGACGGATTAAGTGTAAGTGAATATCTACTGAAGCAATTTAGAGAGCGTAAGGCTCAACTTGCTGAAGTTGCAACTTATGGGAGTGTTCCTGATTGGGACGCATACCAAAAGCTCGTTGGTGAGGTTTCTGGTCTGACCTTTGCCGAAAACGAAATCAAAGACCTGCTAAAGAAGATGGAGAAAGCAAATGGGTGAAGCGCAAGTGTCCGAGTTCGCACCTCGTAAGAAAGAAGAAGCAGAAGAAATGAACGTTGATCAGCTCTCTGAGGAGATGGTCGCGCAATTACCGGAGCCAACAGGCTACCGCATCATGATTCTACCGTTCAAGATTAAGGAAAAGACTAAGGGAGGTATTGTTATTGCAGATACCGCCCGTGAACGAGAGCAAGTGGCCACAGTAGTGGGACTTGTTCTTAAACTTGGTTCTGACGCCTACACTGATCCAGCAAAGTTTCCACATGGAGCTTGGTGCAAGGAGCAGGACTGGGTGGTTTTTGGTCGTTATGCAGGCGCTCGAATTCCCATTGACGGAGGCGAAATCCGCTTGCTCAATGATGATGAGGTTCTGGCCACAATTGACGATCCAGAGTCAATTTTGCAGACTTTTTAATTTGGACTTTACGAATCAGTTTCGTTGAACTATTATTAACGCACACATGGAGAAGACCATGCAAAATAATACCGCAGAAAATATTGAACTAGAACTTCCTGAAGAGGAAGATAACACAGCAGCAGATCTTGAAATCGAAGCTTCAGATCAGCTATCAGAAGCTGTTGCCCCTGTTGCAGAAGAGGCAGAGGCTACCGCCGAAGACAGGGTTAAAGAGTTTCTTGATACAGACGATGAGCTAAAAGAATACGGCGATGGTGTACAGAAGCGTATTGATAAACTCACATATAAGTATCGTGAGGCAGAACGCCGTGAACAAGCAGCTATTGAATATGCGCAAGGTGTCCAGGCGCAGTTACAACAGCACCAGCATCAAGCTGATACACAATTAAAGCAGCAGGATGCTACATTATTTAATGAGTATGATAATCGTGTTGGTTCTGAATTAGAACAGGCAAAAACGGCATATAAAGCCGCCTTTGATTCAGGGGACCCTGATGCTATTGTAGAAGCTAATCAGGAGCTCTCGCGCCTTTCTGTAGAACAAGAGAATTTGAAACGGGTACGAATTAGACGAGAGCAGGCGGCGCAACAGCAACCTGTTATGCCTCCTCCTGTTCAATATGCCCCGCAACAGCAAGCGGCTCCTCCTCAGCCAGACCCTAAAGCTGAGGGTTGGGCAGAAAAGAATGAATGGTTTGGTAAAGATGAAGCGATGACATATGCCGCGTTTGGCATTCATCGCAATCTTGTCGAACAAGAAGGTATTGATCCTACAACCGATACCTATTACACAGAATTGGATAAACGGGTTCATGAGGCTTTTCCTCATAAATTCCAGAGTTCAAACCGTCCCGTACAGACGGTGGCCTCTGCTCAACGGAGCAGTGCTAAACAAGGTACGCGAAAAGTAAAACTCTCACAGAGTCAGGTAGCAATTGCTAACAGGCTCGGTGTGCCTCTTGAAGAGTATGCAAAATATGTTACCCAATAAGGAGAAATACCCTATGGCAACCCCACGGACAACTAGAGCCGCAACAACACGTAGTAAGACTACACGTAAACAATCTTGGGCTCCGCCCTCAATGCTGGAAGCTCCTGAAGCTCCCGCTGGATACAAGCACCGTTGGATTCGATCAGAATCTGGGGGTGTGGATGACAAGATCAATATGTCTAAACGCATGAGAGAAGGTTTTGAACCTGTTCGTGCTGAGGACTATCCTGATTTTGTTGCACCAACCATTGATGATGGAAAACATGCAGGTGTCATTGGCGTAGGTGGATTGATCCTAGCCAAGATCCCCGAAGAAATCGCAGACGAGCGCAAGGCTTATTTTGAAGAACAAGCCAACGCCGCTATGGAAGCAGTAGATAACGATTTCATGCGGGAAAGTGATGGAAGTATGCCCCTCAGTTCTCCTGATAGGCGTACACAGGTAACTTTCGGTAATCCTGAAAATAAGGGTTCCGAGGATTCATAAACTTTTAATAAGAGGAATTAGTTATGGCTAATACTGATAATCCGAACGGCTTTACCCCTGTTCGCCACCTTACAGGTGGAACTATTCGCATGGGCGAATATTTGATTGCATCTGGTGAGTCTGACGCTTCTATCTTTACTGGTGATTTGGTTGTGCTGGATGCAGATGGTTACATCGCTGCGGCGGCGGCCTCAGACACCAATATTGTAGGAGTGTTTGCAGGATGCAAATACACTAACTCATCTGGTGATGAAACATATTCTAAGCATTGGGCTACTGGAACCACTACACAGGGTTCTGCGGACGCAACTGCTTATGTATATGATGATCCTGATATTGTCTATGATGCACAGCATGATGGCACAGGAGCTAAGGCAGATAATGGCGCAACTTTTGATATTCTTGCAACAGCCGGTAGCACTACTAACGGTCGTTCTAGCATGGAGATTGATACGTCTACAACAGGTTCTGGCGGACAGGTTCGTCAGATTGGTTTAATTGGTCAGGCAGACAATGCTTGGGGCGCAAATGCAACCGTTGAGTGTATTATCAACGAGCATGTGTTCCGTAAGGCTGCTGGCGCCACTGTATAAGGAGACTGAGTAATGGCAATTAATCGCGCACAACTCGTTAAAGAGCTGGAGCCCGGTCTGAACGCCCTGTTCGGTCTGGAATACAGCAAATATGAGAACCAGCATACTGAAATCTTTGATACCGAGAATTCTGATCGGGCATTTGAAGAGGAAGTAATGCTTTCTGGCTTCGGTCAGGCATCCACTAAGGCTGAGGGTGGCGGCGTATCTTACGATACCGCACAGGAAGTCTGGACTGCTCGTTATTCTCATGAAACCATCGCACTTGCGTTCGCTCTAACTGAGGAAGCTATCGAAGATAACCTCTACGATAAGCTCTCTTCTCGTTATACGAAAGCACTTGCACGTTCTATGAACTACAGCAAACAGGTCAAGGGAGCAAATGTACTTAATAATGCGTTCGCTTCTTCTGGCTATGATGGCGGTGACGGTGAGTCCCTATGTGGTACTGCTCACCCAACCCTCGGTGCTGGTAACAAGGCAAACCGTCCATCCACTGATGCTGACTTGAATGAAACTTCTCTTGAAGATGCACTGATTGCTATCAGTAACTTCGTAGATGAGCGTGGACTGAAGGTTAATGTTCAGGGGCGTAAGCTAATCATTCCTGCTAATCTGGGTTTCGTTGCAGAGCGTCTGCTCAAGTCTGAAGGCCGTGTTGCTACTGCTGATAATGACATCAACGCAACTCGTTCACGCGGAATGATGCCAGAGGGATATGTTATCAATAACTATCTCACTGACACTGATGCTTGGTTCATTAAGACTGACGCACCAAACGGTCTGAAGCACTTCCAACGTGCTGCTATGAAGACTGGTATGGAAGGCGATTTTGAGACTGGTAACGTCCGTTACAAGGCTCGTGAGCGTTACTCCTTCGGTTGGAGTGATTGGCGGTCCATCTATGGTACTACTGGAGCGTAATTTTACGTAATCTGATTGGTATCAGCCCCCGCCTTTGAGCGGGGGTTTTTATTTGTAAAAAAGATAGTTGCGCCAGCCAAAAAGGTGTGACATACTTCAATTAGTGGAAACGCTATTTATATATCTTTTAGGCCGCCAAGCCTAATTGAGTTGACTGATAAAACAGGAGAAATACCATGGCAACTACCCATTTTTCTGGACCTATTGCAGTTGGATCAGGTTCTGTAGAGACACTTACAGCAGCAAAGACTCTCACTGGAGACAAT